CAGATGGTTCTTTATCAAGGGAGATAAAAGGAGCAATAGAAGAAATAATAAAATTTAATCCAGCAGTATTGCCATTAGAAGGACCATATAAGAAATTTAATATAAGAAGGGATGATATATTTTGTTATGCAACTGATAGTGATTATGTTCCACTATCATATAGTACAAGTAGGCTAGATGGTAAGTTGCCATCAGTATTCTGTGCAGATGAAGTTGGTGCATTGCCTACCAGTTACCCAATAGAAGCAATGAGGTCTGGACAATTAACTATTTTAAATAAGTTAGGTTGTATCATCAGCACAAAGTACCCAACATTTGATAATCCATTAGAAGATGAAGTATTGTATGCAAAAAAGATACTGGATGGAAAGATAGAAGATGAAAAAGTATTTGCATTATTATATGAGCCAGATGATACAAAGAACTGGACCACAAATGATGAAATATTAAAGCAAGGTAATCCATTAGCAGTAGAAGTTGAAGAAATATGGAATGACTTGATAGATAAAAGAACAAGAGCAATAGAAGTTGAAAGTGCAAGAGAAAATTTCTTGTGTAAGCATTGCAATATTATTTATCAAGGTTTAGGAACAGAAAGTTTTGTTCCAATTAGTGCAGTTAAGGAATGTAAGAAAGAAGAAGAAATAAGTTTTGCAGGAAAACAGATATATGTAGGAGTTGACCTAGCAATGACAAATGATAACTGTGCAGTTTCTATATGCTATGAAGAAGATGGTAGAATCTATGCAGATAGTTTTGCATTTATTCCAGATGGAAGAATAGATGAAAAGAATAAATTTGAAAAGATAGATTATAGGAGATACATAAAAGATGGTAAATGTATTCCTTGTGGAGATTTAACAGTTTCCTATAAGACAATAGAAGATTTTGTGTTTAGCCTAGAAGAAAAATATGGATGTAAGATAGTAAGTTTAGGTTATGACAGATATAATGCTTTATCATCAGCACAAAAATGGGCAGAAAAGTACACAGTAGTTGAAATAAGGCAACATAGTGATACATTGCATCCACCAACAAAGTTATTGTATGAAAAGATACTGAATAAAGAGTTTTGCTATAATGAAAATCAACTTTTAGAGATTAACTTTGAAAATGCAAAGTGTACTTATGATACTAACTTGAATAAGTACATTACAAAGAAGAAATCAAGTGGAAAGGTTGATATGGTTATGTCATTGATTAATGCAGTATATCTAATGCAACAAGACATAATATTTGAAACAGGATTTATAGCACAAACCATTTAGGAAGGAGGTGAAAAGATGGGAATATTTAATAGAAAATCAAAAAGAGAAACTGTTATTGATACTAATAGTATATCTGACCCACTACTAAAAGCATTGATAGGAGATACTGCAATAGATAGAGCATCAGCTATGGAAATGCCAGTAGTAAGTGGATGTGTTGATTTGATATGTAATACATTTGCAATGATACCTTTTAAACTTTATAAAGAAGAAATGAAGGATGGCAAAAAAATTACAAAAGAAGTAGATGATATAAGAGTTAGCATCATAAATGATGATACTACTGATAAGTTAGATGGCTTCCAGTTCAAGAAAGCAATGTGTGAAGATTATCTAATGGGTAAAGGTGGTTATGCTTATATACATAAGATAAAAAATGATTTTAAAGGTTTATTTTATGTTAAAGATAAACATATTACGATAAATATTAACAATGATCCTATTTTCAAAAGTTATAACATTCTGGTAAATGCAAAACCTTATAAAGATTTTCAATTTATAAAGTTATTAAGAAATACCAAAGATGGTGCTTCTGGAATAGGTTTAACTTCTGAAATATCAAGAGCATTGAAAACTGCATTTAAAAGATTATTGTATGATTATGATTTAGCAGTAACAGGTGGAAGCAGAAAAGGATTTCTTAAAACTCAAAAGAAGTTAGATGAAGCAGGAGTTAAGAAGTTAAAAGATGCTTGGGAACAATATTACAATGGAACTGCTAATACAGTTGTATTGAATGAAGGAATGGAGTTTCAAGAAGCAAGTAATACTTCAAGAGAAAATGAAATTGATGCTAAAAACAAAACTTTCATAACTGAAATGAAAGATATATTCCATATAGGAACAAGTTATGATGATTTTATAAAAAATGCAATCATGCCGATAGCAACTGCATTTGCAACTGCTTTGAATAGAGATTTCTTACTTGAAAAAGAAAAGAAGTCTTATTATTTTGCTCCAGATACAAAAGAATTGTTTAAAGGTTCATTAAAAGAAAGATATGAAGCATATCAAATTGCTATTAAAAATGGCTTCAAAACTAGAAATGAAATTAGATATATGGAAGATGATGATGCCATTAAAGGTTTAGATATGATTAGTTTAGGCCTTGGAGATGTACTTTTAAATGCTGAAACAGGAGAAATTTATACACCAAATACAAATTCTTTAGTAAAAATGGGTGAAAAATCAGCCATAAACGAGCCAAATACAGAGGATTTAGAACAAAATAATACAAATACCCTAGAAAAAGAAAAAGATGCTGAAAATGGCGAAAAAAAGCCAAAGAAAGGGGGTGTTAAAGATGAAGGTAGAAGTTAGAGAAGATAGTGTCTTTATAACTGGTTATGTAAATGCAATAGAAAGATATTCAAAACCAATTAGAGAAAGTCTAAGGGGGAAAATCAGAACATTTGTTGAAAGAATTAAAGCAGGAGTATTTCAAACTGCATTAAAAAGAAACGACAATGTTTTAGTTCTATTAAATCATAATCACGATAGAGTTTTGGCAAATACTAAAGATGGTTCTGCCAAACTAGAAGAAGATAATATTGGATTAAGAGCAGAAGTAACTATTACTGATAAGGAAGTAGTAGAAAAAGCAAGAAACAATCAGTTAGTTGGTTGGAGTTTTGGTTTTTATGCTAATGCTGATGAAATGGGATCTGAAGGAGAAACAGAAACAAGAACTGTTACTGATTTAGATTTATTTGAAGTATCAATATTAGATGATACAAAAAGTCCTGCTTATTATGGTACAAGCATAGAAGCAAGAGCAGAAGGAGAAAAAGTGCTTGAATATAGAGCAACTGTTGAAGAAATAAAAGAAATAGAAGAAGATGCTATGGAAAAGCACGAAGAAGTTTATAAAATAACTGATGAACTACATAAACAAATAGAAGTAGAAAAAGAAGAAGCAAAATTAGAATTGCTTATCGAAAAAGTTGTTAATAAAGTTCTTGAAAAATTATCTGGTACTAGGGAAGAAGAAACAACACCAGTAGAAACACTAGTTGAAGAAGAACAAGTGGATGAAGAAGAAAGGTCCACAATAGACTATTCTGAATTTGAAGAAAGAATAGCAAAATTATAGTCTGAACATTAAAAGAAAGAAAGGAAGGAAGGAAAAAATGAACTTAAAAGGTTTAGAAGAAAAAAGAAATGACCTAAAAAGTCAAATGAGTTCATTACTTAATACTGCAAAAGCAGAAGAAAGAGCAATGAATGAAACAGAAGTAGCAGAATTTGATAAATTAGAACAAGAAATCAAAAATATAGATGCTACTATTGAGAGAGAGGAGAAAGTAGAAAGTATGGAAGAAAAAGAAGTAAAAACTGAAGAAAGAGAATTAACAGTTGAAGAAAGAGATAGCAAAGAATTTGATAGTTATTTAAGAAATAGAGAAAGTAATTTAACAGTTGGAGAAAATGGAGCAGTTATTCCAACATCTATCGTTAATAAAATTATTAAAAAAGTATATGATGTTTGTCCTATACTAGCAAGAAGCACAAAATATAATGTTAAAGGTAAAATTCAAATACCTTATTATGATGGAGAAACAAATGCTATAACAGTTGCATTCGCTACTGAATTTCAAGAATTAACTAGCAATGTTGGAAATATCAAAAACATTGAATTAGGTGGTTATTTAGCAGGTGCTTTAACATTAGTAAGTAATTCATTAATTAATAATTCACAATTTGATATTGTAAATTTTGTTATCAATGAAATGGCTAATGCTATTGCTAGATTTATTGAAGATACTTTATTAAATGGTAAAGGTGAAGTTGATGGATTAAGCAAAGTAAGTGGTAAAACTACTGCTGCAACAGGAGTTGTTACTGGTGATGAAGTTATCGGATTAAAAGATGAAGTTAAAGATGCTTACCAAGGAAATGCAATGTTTATAATGCATCCAGAAACAAGAACTGCATTAAGATTATTAAAAGATGGAAACGAAAGATATTTACTAAATGACGATATTACAAGTCCATTTGGAACTACATTACTAGGTAAACCAGTATATGTATCAGACAATGCTCCAAAAAATAAAATTTTCTATGGAGATATGGCTTGTCTTGCAACTAAATTTTCTGAAACTGCTAACATCCAAGTATTAAGAGAAAAATATGCTACAATGCACGCTACTGGTGTAGTTGGTTGGGTTGAATTTGACAGTAAAGTTGAAGATACTCAAGGTATTGCAGTATTAACAATAGCTTAATAGCAGGTGATATAATTGTTTAAAGCATTAAAGAGTTTTAGTGGAATAATAACAATGAATAAAGGTCAAGTAAAAGAAATTAAAGATAAAAATATTATCAAAAGTTTACTTGAAGCAGGTTATATTGAACCAGTTGAAGAAAAGAAAACCACTAAAAAGAAAAAAGAAGAAGAATAATAAAAAAATGTTCAGACTAACCTTCCGAAAGGAGGAAAAAATAAATGACAAAAGTAAGTGAAATTACTGCAAAAGAAATTGCTGATTACATCAGATTAGATGAATATGATGAAAAAGAATTAGTAACTTATCTAAATATTGCTAAAAGTTATATCTCCAACTATACAGGCATACCAGAAACAAGCAAAAAAGAAGGTGCAGAAACACTTGATGATTATGCTGATTTCATTATTGTTGTATATGTTTTATGTCAAGATATGTATGACAATAGAAGTATGTATGTAGATAGCAAAAATATAAACAAGGTAGTGCAAACTATTTTAGATATGCACACAAGGAATAATTTATGATAAATGCAGGAGATTATAAACATAAAATATCTATATATCAAGAATTTGTAAGTGAGGATGATGAAGGATTTAAGACTAGATCCAAAAGCATCATCCTTAAACCTTATGCTAAAGTAAAAACTACAAGAGGTATGACTTTGATTATTAATAATACTGATTTTGAAAAGGCTTATACCAATTTTACAATAAGATATCCTAAAGTAGAAATTACAAGAGATATGAAAATTGAATATAATGGTAAGACCTATTCAATAGAATACCTAAACAACATTGATGAAAAGAATATTGAGTTAGAAATTCAAGCGAAAGTAGTTGAAAAGTAATGGCTAGATTCAAAAGCGAATTGCCAAATGATTTAATTAAAGAACTTGAAGATTTGAAAGAAAATTGTACTGCTATTTTTGGTGAAATGACACAGGCAGGAGCAGAAGAAGTTAAAAAGAATGTAATTCAAAATATGTCAAGTGCTTTCAAGACCACAAAATCTTTACAAGCAGGATTAAAAGTAACTAGAGTATATAAAACACCATCAGATGATGGAATTAATACTTATATAGGCTTTTATGGTTATGATGCAGATAGTAAACCTACTAAAAGACATCCGAATGGAACACCTATTCCATTGATAGCACAGGCTAGAGAATATGGAACTTCAAGTGGTGAAGCAAAGAAACCATTTTTCAGAAAATCTTTCAAGAAGAAAGATATTGAACGAGTTATGAAATTAGTTCAAGATAAATATATAAAAGGTGATTAGATGAATGAAGAATTGAAAACAATATTTAAAAATTTTAAAGTCAATGGAAAGAGTATTTCAGTAGAACATTTAAGATATAAAGGAAAATCAAAAACATTTGTAACTTGGTCCTTATTAACTGAAAGACCTAGTTTAATGGCAGATGATGAAAATTTATATAGCATAGTTGAAGTAGATATAGATGTTTTTAGTGATGGCAATTATTTAGATATTATAAAAGAAGTGAAAAAACTGATGAAAAATAATGAATGGGTATGGGTTGAAGATAGTCCAGAAATGTATGAAGAAGATACAGAACTATATCATAGAACTATAACATTTGAGAAAGAAAGGATGATAATTAATGGCTAAAATCGGTTTGAATAATTTTAAATATTCAAAACTTACAGAAGCAGAAGATGGAACTGCATCTTATGAAGGTGTTAAAACTTTAGGTAAGGCTATTGACTGTAAAGTTTCTATTGAAAAATATGAAGCAGAATTATGGGCAGATGATAGTTTGGCAGAAAGTGATAATACATTTAAAAAAGGTACTGTAACATTAACAATAGATGAAGATGATGATACAGTATTTGCAGAATTGCTAGGACACGAAGTTGGCGAAGATGGAGAAATGGTAAGAAAAGATACTGATGTTGCTCCATATGTAGGACTTGGAAGAATTTTAACTAAAGTAGTTAATGGACAACATAAGTACAAGGTTGAATTTTTACCAAAAGTTAAATTCTCTGAACCAGAACAAGAAGAAGCAACAAAAGGAGATAGCATAGAATTTAAAACTCCATCAGTTGAAGGAACAGTATCTAAATTAGCAAATGGAACTTGGTCTAAAGCAAAAACATTTACTACTAAAGAAGAAGCAATTACTTATTTAGATGGATTAATGGCAAAGACTGCTTAAGAGGTAGTTAATGAAAGTAAAAGTTATTGTAATGTTTAGAGATAAATATGACCTTAAGACATTACATAAAGTAAATGATATTTTAAATATCACAAAAGAAAGATTTGAAGAAATTAAGGATTTTGTTGAAATTATAGAAGAAAGAAATTCCGAAGAAATAGTGAAAAAATCTAATAGAAGGGGTTAGGCATAGAGCTTAACCCTCTTTTTTTATAAGAAAGAGAGGAAAAAATGATTAAAGATTACAAATTCAATTTAGAAGTAGAAGGTAAAGAATATCAACTTGTATTTAACTTAAATGTAATGCAAGAAATACAAGAAGAATACGGAACACTTGAAAAATGGGGAGAACTAACAGATGGTAAATCTGGAGAAGTAAATGTTAAGG